AAAGCCGAGAGTATCAGAATGTATTTGATACTAGACTAGCACCAGACTCATCAGCTAAAGGAAAGTGGAACACGCAAAAAAAGGATGAAAAGGGTGAGTGGGTAAACGCTAAGGGAGCTTACAATGCAGCTGGTGTTGGTGGCTCAATCACTGGAAAGGGAGCTGACTTCTTTATTATTGATGACCCTTTCAAAGACCGTAAAGAGGCAGACAGCCAAGTAACTAGAGAGACAGTGTGGTCTTGGTTGCGCTCAGTGGCTCGTACACGACTTACCCCCACTGGTTGTATGCTTATACTACACACTCGCTGGCATGAAGATGACCTGATTGGCCGTCTGGTCGATGGTAAAGAGACAGCGGAACCGTGGGTAGATTACTTTGACTACATTAAAAACGGACTAGGTGACGCTAAATGGGTACGACTACAGCTCAAAGCGATAGCAGAAGATGATGAAGAGTACCGCAAGAAAGGGGAGGCACTGTGGCCAGACAGATATGACCTAGCTGAATTACAGGATATTAAAAGCACCCTGGGACCGTATGAGTTTAGCGCGCTCTATCAAGCTAATCCTGTAGACGATGCAAGCCGTGAGTTTAAGCGCGAGTGGTTTAAGTATCGAACATACGATGAGGTATCTAAAATGACTACTAGGCGGTTTGTAACGATTGACCCCAACTTAAAGAAGTCCGACCAAAGTGATTATTGTGGAGTCACTAGAAACTATATCAACAGCGAAGGCCAGTGGAACCTGCGCTCTACTCGCTATCGGGTTAACAGCAAAGAAGTAATTGACCTGATATTCTTATTGCATGATGAAGGTTTTGAAAAGATTGGCATCGAGGAGGGTGCGTTCTCGTACGTGGTAGAACCATTCTTACAAGAGGAAATGCGTAAGCGAGGTAAGTTCCCTAATGTAATCCCACTCAAACACAATCAGACTATGAAGGAAACGCGCATCAGAGGGCTTATCCCGTGGTATGCAGGGCACATGGTTTATCACCTAGAAGGTGACTGTACTGACTTAGAAGAGGAGCTACTAGCGTTTCCCAAGGGTTCAAACGATGACTGCGCGGATGCTACAGCGTACCAGCTACAGTTTGCCGAAGCTCCAGCCAGTGCCAGGACTCAAGCCATGCTACAAGAGCAAGACAGTAACCGCGCGGCTCAAATAGGTCAGCGACTAGGGTTGTAATTGTCGGCAGTCTAACCCCTCAATTTCTTATTATTTGCTAATATAGACACAATGGAATTACTATCTACAATCAAAGCGGAGATTGACAAGTACACCACTGAATCAGTCGAGACATCAGGCGGTGAGCTGTATTCAGAGTGGAAGCTCAAGAAACGTATTGCTAACTATAAAGCTAGACGTTATCCAACTGGCAAGGTAAACGCCAACGGGGAAATTGAGTACTGGTTTGACGCTATTCAGTCACGAGTAAATAACGAAATCAAGAACCTGCGAATCGACTCACGTTTCTTTATGTTCTGGAGTCAGAACCCAACTAAAGACTTCCCAGCGGTGTATATCACAAACGCTGCGCTGGCTGAGTACATGGAAGATACTGGTCGAGCCGAGGAACTGTCTGAGAGCACTGAAGACTTTTCTGCTGACGGCAATATTCTTCTGCGTAAGACAGATAGGTCGTATGAGAAATGTGACATGATGCAGACGTTTCTAACCAACACACTTGCCCGCTCAGTAAACGAGACAGATATTATCGAACGGTTTACGCTGACCCAATCAGAGTTATCAAAGCGGTCTAACATTTATGAGAACGTCGAAGAGGTGATAGAGAAATGTAAGAACACTACCTACGGTGCAACGCAGACATCCTCTAAGTCAACCAAGACGGCTCCTCAGTATGAGCTATACCGTCGCACTGGAGAAATTACCGAGAAGGCATACTACGAAGCAAAGGGAGAAAAGAAAGGCGATCCAAACAAATACATTCTAGCGATGGTTATTGTTTGTGGTTTGACCGCAGCTGATGGTAAGGACAAATCAGAATACGTATTGTTCTGCGAAAAGCTCACTGGCTCAATGTCAGACCATTTCAAAGAAGCTCACCGGGGACCATACAAAGGCAAGTGGATGCGGGAAGGGTTGTATGAGCTGCTACTAGACCACCAGACAGCGTACAATGAGCTTACCAACGAGATTATGCGCGCTATTCCTTGGAGTACGTCCGCAATCCTAGCGTCTAATGACTTGCAGACTTTCCAGAATGTCCGTCACGGGTTGCAGCGAGGAACACTGTTGAAGTCATCAGACATTCGACAGGTACAAATCACAGCGCAAACTACCGAAGCGGTAAACATGCGTAACAGTGTGCTAAACGAGATGGACACTATCTCTAACTCATTTGAAGTAGTACAGGGTATTACTCCAGCATCAGGTACTCCACTAGGAACTACCCAGATGATGAACAGTAACGCCAACAAGATGTTTGACTTCTTACGTAAGAAACTGGCAGTACCATATCGCTACGTGTACCGCGACTTTGTACTAAAAGATTTAGTGTCAGACTTAAAAGGTAAGGACATTATCCGTATCACTGGTTCAGACCAAATGCTTGAAGACTTTAGAAAGCTGGCCGCTAACGTCTGGTTTAACAGCAACCTTGCCATTATCGGACCGCACACGAAGGAAATGCGAGAGCAACTGATTGAAGAAAAGGTAATGGAGTTGCAACAGACTGACCCTGTACTTAAAAACAGTAAGGAAATCTGGAAAGAAGTGTTACCACGAATGTATGTCACAGTGGTAGGTGAGGCATACAACACCGCTGAGATTGATACAATCATGCAGACAATCAATCTAGAAGCTGACCCAGTCAGACGGGCGTTCTTCCTAGACTACATCTATAAGTCAAAAGGCATCCAAACACCACCAGAGGTAATGCAAGCCCAGGAACCAGAAGCGCCACAGCCCTCGGCTCAACCAGCAGCTCCACTAACATCACAGACAGCAATGGTATAGTATGGAACAGTTCAATCAAACCCAAGCCTACTTAGAAATGGATGAAAGGTCGTCAACTGAACGCATCCTAAACGAAATGACCGACCCTAAGCGAATAGAGCAACGGCGGTTACACAAAGCAGAAGTGCAGAGAGTTGAGGAAATAACAAATAAACATAGTCTATGACAAAAATAAACGCTACAATTTTAACAACAGAAGAGTTTGACGCTAAAAAAGCAGAGGTGGATAGACTGATTGCAGTATTTGAACTGTGGGAAAGCACAGAGCTATCAACCGAAACACAAGCAGAGATACAATCACTGTTCGATGACTTGTCTAAAAACCTATACGCTATCGACTGTGCGTTTTTGGATGCAAAAGTTAGTGTATACAAAGACATTGAAAAGCTAATGAAAGCCCAAGTATGATAACTCCCGCAGAGGCAAAAGAATTGAAGTCACGACCTGAATGGCAAGCGCTAGAAAAGCACCTAGCAGAATGTATAGACGTGTTAGATAGTTGCTCTAGCATTGCAGATGACAAAGATTTTGCGGTAGAAGCCAAAGGACGGGCGCTGGCTGTCCAGACTATCCACCAAATCCTCGAACCATTCCAGTATGACCCCCAGCCAATCGCAAACATGCGCGCTGAATCACTCAGAAAGCTAGGGATGTAATAATTGTCGGCAGTTTCCCCCAGTAATATGGGGGATTTTGCTATCCTATATGTAAGTTCAAGATATAAATTATCTTCGAGCGAGGTTATTAAGGACATTGTCCACCCAACAAAAATAAGTATTCCTATGGAACAACAAAACAACACTCCATCTCCGGAGGAGCTCCAAGTTGAGCAGGAGAGTCTTGCAGAAGTTCAGGACGCAGACCTTCGTTCATCTGTCCTTGACTCATTAGGCCTCGAAGCCAATGACAATAACGAAGACTTGGTTAATAAACTGGTAGAGCGAGAGAAATCAAGCCGCCAGAAACTATCTAGTGCTATCGGTGCCAAAATTAAGTACCGAACAGAGCTAGAAAAGTTTAACCAAAAGCCTGAACAGAAGAAGCCAGAGCAGTCAAAGACTGAATTCGACGCTGATTCTATCCGCAAGCAAACGGAACAGACCGTAAAGGCGCAATTCGATGAGGAATATCTTGAAGAGTCAGAGTATTCTGATGAACTCAAGGCAGAACTCAGGAAAGTTGCTAAACTTAACGAAACTACCGTTCGTGCCGCTACCAAAGATTCTTACATTCAGTACTTGATTGAAAAAGAAACTGACGGGAAACGCATTTCAGAAGCCGCAAAAAACGGAGGCGGAAGTGCTAAAAGTTCTAAAGGCAATTCAGGAGAGATGCCAGACCAGTTTACTGATGCTGCATACATGGCTACCCCAGAGGGGCAAAAAGCCTACGACGAATGGGCTAAGAACTAAGTACAACCAAGTCCATAACGTAAAAACATTTTATGTCTATTGACAATAACATGGTGAAGCAAATTTATGCTCGAGCACAGCGTAAATTCTTCGTCAAAAACATGGCTATGGCACTTGCCAACCGTGAACCAGGAGACGCACTAAAGGTCCAGGGTGGACGTAAGTATCACCGGCCAATCATCGGATTCGCTCAGATGCAATCTTATACCCCGCTCACCGCTACATCAGTATCTCAAAACATTGAGACAGCTAACGAAGAGTTGACCGTAGACCGAGCAACCGATGCGGAATCAATCCACATCAACATCGACGACACTGAAAAGTCACAGCTTAAAGACCAAGACCTCGTAGCACGTTATGGTGACGACCTTGGACAAGCCATGAAAGACTCAGTTGAAAAGCGATGGGTAGGTAAAATTGAGAGTGTACAAACTCTTGGTTCAGCCGCAGCACCAATCGACTTTTCAGGAAATACTATCCTCGACACTGTAGAAGACGGTCTAGGTCTAGTAGACGTAGCAGACATTGACGAAATCCAACGTGTCATCCTTATGGGACCACGAGCGTACCGAGCAATCGAAAAAGCTACAGCTAACCGAGCAACTGTACTAGGAGACCAAACGTACCTAGGAGGTTATCCAGCCCGGTCGCTGATGGACTCAATGCTTGTAAAGAGTAACAACCTGCCTTGGAGTGCAACCCTAGCAATGGGAACAGCGCCGTCTAATGACGACACTGTGACTGTAGCTGGAGTAACTGCAACGTACAAAACTGCTCTAACTGGAGCAGCAAACGAAATCCTAATCGGAGCAAACGTAGCGGCTTCACGAGCTAACACAATTGCTTACTTCACTGGAACTGGAACTGTGGGAACACAATACAACAACCCAGACATCACTCAACGGATGTACCTACGACGAAACCGACGAATCGGAGTAACAGAAAGTTCAGCAAACCTACTCTTCACTGGATTCGGTGACGTAGGAACAGCTGAAACCTTTACTGCCGCTGGTAACATCTGGAGTGAAGAAGTTACAAAGATGTTCTTCACAGCCGTTGGCGCAACTGACCTTGCCCTACAGCTAGATGAAGGTATCGAAATGAGTCGACCAAAGCCAATGACTGGCGAGGCTCACTTCACCCGACTATCAGGAGTGACTATGCACAATGCAAAGACATTTACTGACGGTAAGTACATGACTGTGACTACTTTTGTAGACGCATCTGGCTACTAACCAAGTTATCTCACCCTTATGGGTGGGGGAGAGCAGATACTGTCTTCTCTCCCTTGTCCATAAAACACACACACCATGCAATTAAAAGATGATACAAATCAATACAACAGCCTGTATCACCTGTCTTTGCGGTGGGCGCGAGCTGATTCTAATAACTTCACCTACGCAGACTTTATTCAGTCGCTAAATATGGCAGTCAATCGACTGACTGCGGTAGCACAACGTCATGACAAGAGTTGGAAGTCACAGGATACAAACTCCACTAGTAACCTGCTGGATACTACAAACAATCTAGCTATCGGCGAAAACATCATCGCTATCTCTACCCCGTGGCGCAAAATCTCACGGATAAGAATTAAAGAGTCTAACGGCACATCGTGGAAGACACTGACGTTTAAAAGTCGTGACGTGGTTACTGATGATGAGATGGTTAGTGGGATGTTAGAACACTATTACCTACTAGGAGGCAATTTATATATTGTTGGCTTCTCTAACTACGCAGCATCTAACGGCGTAGAAGTACAATACCAAGAGGGTCCGGTAGCCTTTACACCTGGAGTTGCAGACGAGGATGCAGTAGTAGGTTTTGACCCTATCTTCGAAGAGTTGGCAGCTTTAATGCCCGCATTAGACTACCTAGAGATAAACGGACCAGACGAACAAGCTCGCAAGGTAGAGGTTCGTATTGGAGTTG